GTTACATTGGCAGAGCCAGTGATACGTTTGTCATACACAAACTTAGCTAATCCAAACAACGCTTTGGTTGCAGGATTGTTCTCGTCACTAGCGTCACCTACAGCTTGGTCAGTGATAGTGGCTGCACCTACAGAGTCTTGATACTTAGCAGGAATAGGTGAGATACTATCAATGTTGTCATACACCTTGCCATCCTTGGCAACTTGGTGTTTGACAATAACATTACAAGGCTTGCCTAAGGCACTGTCCCAATCAGCTACTTGTCCTTCTTGAGCTGTTGAGTCAAACGTCTTGTAATATTTGTACTCATTACCTAGCTCGTTCATCTGATAAAAGATATTGAATGGCTTAGTCCACATCAGGCGAGGTTGATCCTTACCATCAATGGTTACTGTTTGTCCAATGATCTCAATACCAAGTGATACTTGTTGAGCTGGTGGTTTCTCGTCACCCATGTAGCTACGCTCTTGTAAACCAAGATCAGCGACATAGACTAAACGACCTTCATGCTCACCTTCAGCTAGGTTCTGGTACTCAACAGTAGAGTTGGTAGTAGAAGCTTGAGGTGATGTTCTATTTAATGGCATATCTTCTCCTTTGTTTTGAAGTTACCTGTATATTATACCACATATTAGTGGATTTGTGAATAGTTATTTCCAAACTGTACATCACAGTCCAGATCACGATTTAATTTTAACACTTTATTTACTGATTGTACAGAGTTTTTGATTACTTTTTCTACACTCTCCTTTTCACTTTGTTTAATATTAAGTATCAACTCGTCATGGAATTGACCTGTAAGTTGACAACGCTTCTTAAGTATAAAGCCAAGCCACATATCAAAGCAGTAGGTGGCAGTACCTTGATTGAGTGTACTAAACTTGTCTTTCTCTGCTTTGAGATGGTAGTAAAGTTTAGATACTGGATTGTATAGCCACATCTGCTCGTGTACTATCTTGACCTTCAGGTCTTCTGAGAGCTTCTTTAGTGACCAATTACGTTTCCAGTAAGCCTTGTGTATCTTGGCTGCTTCTGATTCAGTACAACCTAACTGACGAGATAAGGTCTTGACACCTGCTCCATAGGTACAAGCGTAGTTACCACCTTTGTAAGCATGTCGTATAGCAGTAACCTCACTATCTTTATCACCTGCTTTGTAAGCAGCAACTTGTTCTGGCGTTACAGCCCCAGCAGAGAACGCCAGATCAAGGTGTGGGTCAAAGTCCTCACTCATCATATCTTGTACGAAGTCAGGATCATAATCCCACATAAAGTGTTGCTTGGTTCTATCTTCAAGACTACACATATCACTACCACACAAAAGTTTATCTGTACTGGCTGTTAGTAACTCTCGTATCTCTTGACCAAATGGTTTACGCAATGATGGTATGTTTACAATGACAGTGTGCTTGAGTCTAAGTGTATTGGTTAAGCCACGCATCTCTGCTCTAGGATTTTGATGCTTCTCTTGTACTGGTTTGAGTAGGTTCTTTACTACAGACAATCTGTGATTGTATATAGATAGATTCTCTAGCTCCATGACTTCAGGACACTTGTCAGCTAATGCTTTGACTGACTTACATATATTACCATCAAAGCCTCTAACTTGTGGTACTTCCCTACCATCTGCATACTCCCTGTTGTTATAGTCATAGCGTGCTGGTTTCCAACCAAGACTAAACAACCAATCTTTTATTTGCATTACAGAGTTAGGGTTAGGTTCTACCTTCTTTACTTCTTCCTTTATTACACCATCATAATCAAATGGTTTGTCATGATCTTCTGTAAGCATTAACCACTTGACACCAGCAGCAGATAGGTCACCATTCTTTTTGTAACACTTGGCTGGCTTGGTACGATCAGCATACTTGATAATTGTAGGCATTACTTTTCTTAGCTTGTCGTTAGCTTCTTTTATCTTTTCTTCTAGGCTATCCTTTAATTGCTCTGCTTTAGCTACGTCTAGCTGCCACCCACTTTTCTCTGCAAGCATAGCGCAGTGCATCTTGAACGTGAGGTACTTGAGTAGGCTCTGATATTTGCCAGAGTAAATTTGTCCTAAGTAACGTAACTGTCTGTCCCAAAGTGCTTGGTTAATCTTTACATCTTCCTCACATCTTTCTTTGTAAACTTCTAGGTTAGCATTTTCCCAGTCATCTACTTTAGGTTTAGCAATACCAAGACGTTCACCCCATGCTTCTAACCCATGCTTTTGTATGTCAGGGTACAAGTACCAAGACAGTGCTAGGGTATCTACAATCTCACATGGTATCTTACATTCCAGGATACGTTCAATGATAGGTGCATCATAGCGTATAAAGTTGTGACCAATGATACGATCATTTTTATTTAGCGTAGCTAGAAAAACTTTCATGTCAGCATAAGTTACAAACACAGCAGTCTGATCATTGTTTCTGCACACGACCATACAATGTATCTTGGTTGCATCAATGCCATCTGTCTCTATGTCTATGACATAGTTATTAACACTCTTATCATTCTCTATTACCATCTGCCACTATCCTCTAGGTATTGTATTGTATCTTCATTATAGTATACATCAGCATTGTATGACTGACCATACTCACGATCAAACAACATATAGAATCTACTCTTGTTCTTATCTTCCAATGGACACTCGTCAGTACGATCACGACTAATACCATGTCCATAATGAAACCACTTCTCCATAGCACGAGAGCCTGTAAGCTCACTAGAGAAGACTTTACCACCAGCCTCATGTGGCTTACTACCTTTAGGTTTAGGGTTCACATGAGAGAAGCAGAAGATTGTAATGGGGTAGCTATTAACTAAGTCAGCCATGTCAGTACATATCTCATTGAGTTTGTCGTTTGCTTCACTGGCACTGTAACGAGAGATGAGTGCAGTGATAGGGTCTAGCATGAAGATGTTGATACCATCAAGTAAGTGCATCTCCTCGATAGCCACTCGTATGTCTGACCAATCACGACTAGCACCTCGATCATAGAAGCGTACCCTGCCTTGCATAGATACAAGAGAGTCATGTAACAGTTGATCATCATACTCTTTGTCTGGTCTGGTAAAGTCTACTTGTGATTCCTTACTAGCAAGTTTCTTAGCAGTACGCACTGGACTATTCTCTAGGTCAAACATACCAACCTTGACACCTTGATTGAATACAAGATGGTGTACCAGTTGGTGTTGCCAATCAGTCTTACCAATCTTAGGTGCAGCAGCTACAACATGGATAGTGTTTGGTCGTATACCAAAGCAAGCCTTAGATACAGTAGCCCATGGGAATGGTATACCCATCTTAGGTTTTTCCATACACTTGGTCATGATGTCCTCAATGTCCACCACTTGCCCTTGCCTTTCATGCTTGGCGTTCCAGACAGTTGCTTCGTACAGCTCTTTGCTCTTGCCTTGCACTAGCATTTCGCTTGCATCCTTCTCGTCAAACGTAGCTACCTTGAACGAGGGGAATACTTTTAGCACCTCGCGTGTAGCCTTCCTACCTGCCTCGTCTTGATCAAAGCATAGGATTACCTCACCATACTTCTCTACAAACTTTCTGTTGGCAAGCAAGTCTTTGACAGCACCAGCAGCACCACGAGTAAGAGACACAACGCTTGGCTCATGTGCAGAATACTTACTGGGTCTGATGTCTACGATAGTCTGGTACAGTGACATAGCATCAAGCCTACCTTCAGTAATGAATAGCTTTTTACCAGCACTGGTGTTGTGTTGATTCCACAAATCAAACTCACCTTTGCGTTCACCTACAGATGTGAAACGCTTGGGGTTGACCTGCTTGATCTCATACCCAATCAGCCTACCATCTTTACGATCAGGATAGTAATGCTCCTCAATAGTCTTACCATCTTTCTCTGACACTGATGTCTTTACGTTGAACTTCGCTACAGTTTCCTGTCGTAACTCACGATCAGGTATTGCTAGTGTAGGCAAGCTATTAACGTAGTCTTTATCCCATGTAGGATTCTTGATTGGTGCTGTATCTATTGACACTACCTTCTCCTGTTTTCTATCCATTGGGTGATAAGTATCGCACTTGAAACAATAAGCATCTTGCTTACCATCATCATGCTCGAATACTTTACATGCACTGTCAGCACCACAGTTACTACAAACTACAGTGCCAACTTGTCTTCCTTTGCTTACTGCATCTGTCATAGGTCTAACTCCCTCATTGCTTCATGCCCTGCATGGTCTAGTAACATAAGATATAGATACTCACCAAAGTCATTGAAGTTACCACCATCACATTTTTGTAACAGCTTTACTAAGTCATCATGCCTACCTTTGTAACCTTTGTTAGGTGACATAGCATCTATCAGTAACTCTTGTATGTCATCACATATCAGCTCATCTACTTTGTCTACTAGCATATCTTCCTCATCTATGGTTAAGAATTTAGATTGATAATCATCTTGCCAGTCATCACTTGGTTCTCTCATTGCTCTATCCTCTTGCGTAGTTCACTAAGAAATTTCTCCATACCATGCTTCTTGATGTAGTCTTCAGCTTCAGCTAAACACCAAGCCAGTTGGTACTCGTCTTTAGTCTGCTCATCAAGCAGCTCATTACCAAAGTCATCTTGTGCCATATTACCTCTCTATATTATAGTTTCAGTAAGTACATCACCATTAGCAAATTTAATGTCACATTGTACTGCAGATTCAGTTTCAATCCACACTTTAGCACCACAAGATAGTGGCTTGTCTGGTGAGTATACAATTCTAGTTTCACCACAAACTACTCTGGCTTCGTGACAGTATCTATTAGACTTTGAAGTCTTGACAGTTATGCATGGTTTTGTTTCGTTATTCTTTGCGTTAGCTCGAATGACGTGTTGGTTTACGTGTATTCGCTTAATCATATTACTCTCCTAATATAAATTCAGTTGCTTTGTTTGCTTTACTAAATGCTTTTACCATTACGTTATCATCATCCTTAATAGCTTGTATCCAATTATTTAAATACTTTGCGTGATCAGCTCTGGGCTTCTTCGCTATGCGAGAGGAAGCGCAGAGTTGAGCAGAGCCTATCTCTGCTATCAGTTCTTCAAAGGCATAGCTTTGTGTTGTTCTTTCTTTACCAATCCTATCAAGCCTAGACTTATGCCCTGTCCAATGTGTTAGCTCATGGAACAAGGTAGCGTAGTAATCCTCAGTACTATTAAACGATTCTTTCTTTGGCATACGTATCTCATCTAGTGATGGCACATAGCATGGGACTACTGTTGTTTCATGTGTGATGTTTGCCTCTGTTGCTTTGATGATTGTATCACATTGCTCGTCAGGCTCAATATCATTTAGCTCTACTTTATTAGCTGCAAGTTTAGACTCATCAACATTTTTGACATGCTCGATATTGAATACACGATAGACACGATAGAAACCTGTTTTGTATGTGTATTCTTTACCATTTGCATCTTGACCTTTCTTTGGAATCATGTTAAAATAAAACACTGGTACACCAGTTCCACGAGTCTCTGACATGTCTGCACCAATATCTGTCCACTGTTTGTATGTAGCAAACATAGGTCTCTTGTAGTCATATGCCCATGACAAGTGAAATGCGTTCATACCACGATACACATTACCACGTATAGCATTGTGTGGATAACCAAATTTAGCTATCTTTTCATTGTATGGTCTAGTCCAATCAGTGCCATGTTCTTCCATGAGTTGTAAGATTTCTTCGTTTACTTTTTCTTTGTACTCTTTAAATTTCATTTGTAAAAATCTCCACGTTTAATAGTATCAAAAGTACTTCTACAACATTCACCTCTGTATGTTTCTGTGTATGTGTAACAAAGTTTAGCTTTTATGTTTCTAACTATATGAGCTTCTTCAAAGAAGTTTTCTCTTACTAAACAATCTATGAAGTCCTCTAAGCTTGTCTTGTCTAAGCACTCATATTCTCTGTCATAGATAGATTCAAGACATAAGTCTACACCTTCTTTATAATCTTTAACTACATCCTTCATCTTTGTATTCTCCTCTACCACAATAGTAATCATAATGTATCTGTTCAATACGCATCTCTGCATACTCAATAATCTTTCTTAAGTCTAGTATCTCTGACTCAGGGTAGTTTTTGTTAGGATACTTTTTGAATCCAGCACGACTAGCATACTTGACTATGTTACCACGCCAAAACTCAAACTGATTTTTCATGATATAGTCAGCAGGTTCTATTTCCCACATGCGATAGTGCTTTGGATTTGTTACGTCATCTTCTTTATCGCTCATGCTTTTCTCCTGTTTATTACTTCATCAAGTCTACCATCTAATGCTTCACGTATTGTCTCTGTGATTTCTAGGTAGTCGTTATAATCCAAGTCATCAGTCATAGCTAAGTCTCGTAGCTTGTTAATTTCTACTACAATTTTGTATAACATCTCAGTAGCGTCTTCAAATACTTGTTCTAAGTGTATATCATTGTAACTATTACTCATATTTCACTCCCATACTTTGCTTTGTTAAGTT